GAGGCCCGTAATGGCTAATACTCGTAACACACGCGATATCGAGACTCGCGAAAAAGCTTCAACCCGTCCAGTTTACCGCCCAGCGGCAACTCTCCCTGATCCTACTCCAGAACCTGGTTATAGTTTTAGATGGGTCGCTAAAGAGGTATTAGGACAAGCGGTTCCAACTAACGTTTCCCAAAAGTTTCGTGATGGTTGGGTACCGGTTAAAGCAGTGGATCATCCAGAACTTATGATTGTGGGCGATCCAAACGGAAATGTAGAGATCGGTGGTTTGATCTTGTGCAAAATCTTAACTGAGCAGCTCGCAGCACAAAAAGAGTACTACGAGTCACAAGCACAAAATCAGATGGATTCGGTTGATAACCATTTCATGCGTAATAACGATGCACGTATGCCTTTATATAGTGAGCGTAAAAGCACAGTAAGTAAGGGTGGCGGCTTCGGAAGTGGTACACGTTAATTAATTTTTTAGGAGACCTTTATGTCTACAGTATCAAGTCCTTATGGACTAAAACCTGTTAGCCTGATTGGTGGTCAATCCTTCACTGGCGGCACAATCCGCGAGTATTTACTGACTACTAACAACACTGCGCCAATTTACACTGGCGACTTAGTGCAATTAGGCGCGTCCGTTGCTGGACAACCAACTGTTGTAGCTGCAACCCCAACAACTAGCTCTGCTGGTATTGCTGGTGTTTGCGTTGGCGTTCGCTACCAGTTATCTGGTCAGCAACTTGGCTATCCTTTGTATGCAGAGTATTTACCTGCAAACGCTGTGACAGCTGGTTACACCAACATTTTCATCCGCGTTATTGAAGATCCAGATCAACTGTATCAAGTACAGTCTTTGGGTTCTGTTGGCTACGGCTCAATCGGCAAAACAGTTGCTTTGGCAAACTTCACTGCTGGTACAGGCTCTACAACTGGTAATAGCACTTCTGGTAACTCAGTTGTTGCATTGTCAGCTACTATTGCTAACACAAACGCATTGGCTGTTAAGATTGTTGATTTGGTTAACTCCAGCTCTACATTCGGCGGCAACTTCCCTTCTAACCCCGGTGACGCATATACCGATTGCATCGTTAAGTTGAACTTTGGCGTGCATCAGTACTATCAGTCCGCTGGTACATCTAACTAATAAAGGAGCTATAACATGGCTATTTCACGTTCACAGCTCTTAAAAGAGTTACTCCCAGGACTAAACGCGTTGTTCGGTTTAGAGTACAAGCGCTATGGCGAAGAGCATAAAGATATTTATGAGATCGAAGCCTCTGAGCGTTCATTTGAAGAAGAGACAAAACTGTCTGGTTTCTCAGCCGCTCCGGTTAAGAACGAAGGCGGTGCAATTTCTTACGATAATGCACAAGAAGCTTTCACAGCTCGCTACTCACACGAAACTATCGCTTTGGGCTTCTCAATCACTGAAGAAGCGATTGAAGATAACTTGTATGACTCTTTGTCTGCTCGTTACACCAAAGCATTGGCTCGCGCTATGTCTTACACCAAGCAAGTTAAAGGTGCTTCTGTATTGAATAACGGTTTCAGCTCTAGCTACCTCGGTGGCGACGGTGTTGCATTGTTCTCTACAGCTCATCCATTGGTAAACGGCGGTACAAACAGCAACACTGCTGCTACCCCTGTTGATTTGAACGAGACTTCTTTGGAAGCCGCAACAATTCAAATCGCTGCCTGGACTGATGAGCGCGGTCTCTTGATCGCTGCTAAGCCACGCAAACTGGTGATCCCACCTGCTTTGATGTTCGTTGCTACTCGTCTGTTGGAAACTAACCTCCGTGTTGGTACAAACAACAACGATATCAACGCATTGAAAAACAATGGCACAATCCCAGAAGGCTATGCTGTTAACCACTTCTTGACCGACACAAACGCATGGTTCTTGTTAACCGACGTTCCAAACGGCTTGAAGATGTTTGAGCGTACACCACTCCAGAATTCTATGGATGGTGACTTTGATACTGGTAACGTTCGTTACAAGTCTCGTGAGCGTTACAGCTTCGGCTGGTCAGACCCACTCGGAGTCTGGGGCTCAAGCGGTTCATTCTAATCGGAATGTTCCTAATAAAAAACCCAGCTCACGAGGCTGGGTTTTTTTCTTCATAGTGGTGTATTCGATGGCAATTTGCACATAGTACTATGCACTTTTTTATTTCTTCGTAGGCCTTTTTGTATTGCGCGTTAGACACGTATCGGTTTACGTTGCCTTCTTTTGTTGTCGGGTCTTCGTGATGAAAATCTAAAGCTGCGTGGTGGGCAAACCCACATTTGGTACAAGATAAAGTTTTTTTAAAGTCGTCCCATTCTTTTTTTAGCTGACGCCTTCTAGTATTTATTTGCTCTCGCCGCTTAGCGTAATTGCCAAGATAGTTATTACGGCTGTACTCCTTGTGTTTGGCGACTTTTACGCTCTTGTCTTTGTACGGCATCTTGGTTAACTTTATATTTCCAGTAGATTGCGTTACGGAAGGACCACTTGTTAGCAGGATTGTATATCTTAAACCCTGCATTGATAAGGGAGTTAGCTGAAGCTGGGTTATTTGTTGTATCCGTGATACACCAGTTCCACCCTAAGCGTTTGGCTTGGGCCAACCTAGCTTTAATTAATCGCAACTGTAGAGCATGCCCAGTAAAACCCTCAAGCACACCAGCTCTACATAAGTAACCTGTATCTGTCCATTTCATCGAGCGCACCAGACCCGCAAAAGCAACGGGCTTCCCATTCTCTGCATAGGCTATCCACCAATGACCCCGAGTCGGTTCATATGGTTGGTCGGCTGGCAATATCTGCTTCTGAAGATAGAGCAACAGATTCTGTATTGAGGGGTTTCTTATATCTACTTTTTTTACTGTAAACTGCATTTTCCATAGCCCCCCAAATATTTATCGAATTTAACTTATTTTACCCAAAAATTATGTTGCAAATATTAAAAAAAGTGTATACTTACAGCAACTGGGTAATGCTTATACCGGACTGTCCCAGCAGACGATGCAACGATTGGTATAAGTGAACTTTTGCATAAGGAAAACTTATTATGGCACGTGCTACCTTTGAAGGCCCAATTCTATCGGGCGATAACCGTTTTGGCGCTTTGCGTGACGTTGGTTACGCTCGTTTAAACCAATCCGCAGCTTTAACTCTTACAAACACTACTAATGCTACCGCTGGCTATGCTGGTGCATCGCAGCAATTTGTAGGTTCAAACACCATCCCTAATACAAATTCGGTTGTTTACGCCCCATCTAGCTCTACATACCCATCTGTAGTAGCTTCTATCCCTGCTGATAGCGCAACTAATATCTATCGTGGTTTTGTTGCTTATGTTCCAGTTGGATGCCGTATTACTGAGATGCTTGTTGATATCGGCGTAGTTCCAACTGTTGCTGCTGGTACTTTAACTTCTGTTCAAGTATTAATTTCTAATGGATACACAGCAGCCGCTGGTACAGCTGCTTACGGTAACACCGCTGTTTTGACTTCTCCTGCAGTAGGACGTCAAACTTTGGCTACTTTCACTGGTACTCAATTAGCTAACCAACAAGCTACTACAGTTGATATTCTTCAACCACAGCAACCAGCTCAGTTGTCACAAGTTGTATTTACTGTAGCTTTGGTTGGTACATCAATGACAACTATTTCTGCTGGCACTATGTACTTTAACCTTAACTACACACAACCTGATGGCAACATTGGTTCTACAACTGCTTACCCATATGGTAACTTTGACTAATTAATCCCGGGGGTCTTCGGACCCCTTTTTAAAATTTAGGAGATTAATTATGACAATGCAATATGACGTAAAAGCCTCGCACCTTAATCAGTCAGGTTTTTTAGTAACCTCTGGTAATAGAACACGTTTGAAACAAATTACTTTGGCTGGTAATGCTAGCCAGTCCGGGTCTTTAGTATTTTTTGATACTATTACAGCCCCAGTAACCAGCGCTACTTATGGTCGTTCTGGTAATACAATTACTGTGTCTTCAACAGGACATGGTCTATCTACTGGTGCGTATGTAGGTATTTCGTTTAATAACTCGTCAGGTGTTTCTGCTACGGATGGTAATTATGTTATTACTGTTACTGATGCTAATACTTTTACAATGACTGACGTTAATTCTGGTACTGTTACAAACGCAGGTACTGGATGCCAATACGTTTCTAGTTCAGCTACTTCAAATACGCAAAATAAATGGGTTAGTACATACGAAACTTTGACTGGAGCAACAGCAACACAACAGCTTACTGTTCCTGGTGAAGGTTTATTATGTAACCAAGGTCTTTATGTTTACATGGTTAACATGGGTTTTGTAACAATTCATTATGGCTAAGAAAAAAGGTGTCTCGCTTGCAGTTGGTCGTGGTGAGAAGTTGCCTGTGGCTAAGGGCGCTGGGCTTACCGCCAAAGGTCGTGCTAAATATAATGCAGCTACTGGCTCGCATCTAAAAGCCCCACAGCCTGAAGGCGGCCCACGTAAGAAGTCGTTTTGTGCCCGTATGTCTGGTATGCCTGGTCCTATGAAAGACGAAAACGGTAAACCTACTCGAAAAGCCGCATCTTTAAAACGCTGGAAATGTTAAAATGGAACTTCAAATTAACGACCCAGAAATTGTAACGGCAAGAGAATTAGCTACTCATGCTAATGACATTAAGCATTTACAGGATGATATGGA